GCTCTATTGTCACATCATTCCATTCCGCTACTTCGATTCATTCAGCTAAAAGCGATGTTTGCTGTTTAACTTTTTTGACGACAAAAAAGATAAACTGATCGCAAACAAAAAGCTTGCTCGCCTTTGCTCATTAAGTTTTTACAAACTTGCTTCACAAAATTTTGACAAATTTTCAGCCCTCACTGGTGGGAAAGAAAAAGAGAGGACTATATTGGAAGTGTTAAAGATGACATTTATTTGACTCATTTCACCCTGACATTGTCAGCCAGTATTACATAAGAAACATTATTTAACAGGTTAAATCATTCTAACTTTACCTTGTCTTTCTATCTTCCGTCAAAATAATGTTGCCTTATGTAAACTCGGCACATAACCTAATCAGTTCATCTATCGTTTCGCTCAGGTGCAGGTCACTTCGTGTTACGCACCTTCGCTTCACTTATATTGTGTAACTCTGAACAGAACGAATAAAGGAAAAAAGAATTATATTTGCTTTATGTATGAATTAACAACATCTATTTTCATTGGTGTCTTCAGTGGAATAATCACAGCGATTATAATCTGGCTATTTGTTCAATTATTTAATAAGCTTTTAATTCCTTGGTATCAGCAATATATTTATCGTGGAATAAATTTAACTGGGCACTGGGAACGTAATATAGAATACACAGGCCAAATAATTCTAAAACAATCTATTGCACTTCAACAGAAAGGTCACAACTTAATAGGTTCACTAATTTCATCAACTAAGTTTCCAAATAATATTGAAGAAACGGCATCTTATTTATTAAGTGGTGAGGTCTTTGATAATTATGTGGATATTGAATATCAGATAACTGATAAATCGAAGATAGGTAGGGGTTCAATTTTACTAAAGGTTAAAATTGGAGGTGATGTTCTTGAGGGATGTCAGGTTTCCATTGATCGAAGAACCACTGATATTATTTTATCAGATAATGTAACTTGGACAAGGAAAAAGTAACTTAAGTTCAATTAGGCTTTTTTATTAACTCAAAATCCCCGTCCTGAAGATTATATCGTTTCTTGAAGTAATCTTTAGTGAAAGTAACACCAATTTCTGATAGTATCTTATCACGTTCAGCACTTTCCTCAACAATAGCTTCTTTCTTATTCAGCTTTATTCTGGGACAAGGAACATTTGAGTAATTCAGTTTTACATAATAATCCAGTAAAGTATTCAATGCTCTTTCAACAAGCTTCTTATCACTCACGCCTAAGTAGCTTAACATCTCTCTATGTATCTCTGATGCTTTATAAGATCCAACTCCCTCAATCTCAGTAGTCAGCGTCACGGTTAAAACCGCTTTGCTGATTTCCTTATTATGAAAGTCAACAAGTCTTTCATACAACTGTCCAATATCGTATTGAGGTGATTCCTTTAACTCTATTCCAAGTGTATCCTCGAATATCGTAATGTTATCTTCAACCATCTGCTGAAGCTGATCAAGGAATTCATCTTTCTGTGCCTGTGTAAAAGTATTTGGATAACGCCCAATAAGGTAAGGCATTCCGTAACGTTCCATCATCAACTGCCAGAAATCTATTCCGCCTCTTTTTAGCTGAACAGGCCAGTAGCACTTCTGAAGTATTCTTTCACCGTAAGGATTAACATAAGTCGGTTTGTGTTGTGTTAGTATGAATTTGAAATCCGGCAGTTTCTGTCCTCCTTCAAAAAAGTATTGTCCATTCTTGAATGTTCTCATTCTCAGCTCATTCTTTTTACTAAAGATGAACCATTCCTGAGGTTTGCCGATAATATTAACCGGGACAATCTCTTTCCCGTCTTTAATCCATTCTATCTCTCCTACTGCAAATCCGAAGAATATTGCATCGAGAGTATCGCTAATAATATCAGTCAAAGGCAGTTGTCTGATAATATCAATTAATCTTTGTTTAATCTTTTCATCAGCATCGAACTCAAGTTCCCAACCCATCTGCTGAACCTGCATTTTTCTTTGCTGTACTGTAGCCATCAAATGAGGATCAGTCAGCAAATCTCTGTAAATCTCATAATCGTAACTATTCTCTTCAAGAATTTTATCAGGGTCAGGCAGTGACTTATAAAAATTACTGAACGCTTCCAGCTTATCCCTGGTAGCTTGTTCACTTAATAAATATTTTCCTTTTCCGTTTTTCATTTCTTATCCCCAAATGTTTTCTGAATTTTGTTGCTACTGAGTTTCTTGGTTTGTGTTTAATTGAAGTCAAATCAGCGGTCGCATTTCCTTTTTGATTCAATAGGAATTGACTTACCGAATCAACTATATCATCAAACTCCCCGTTTGGAAATTCTTCACACTCATCAGTAAAATCTTTAAGCCAATGTTTATTTGTTGGTAAAACAACTCTACCAGCTTCAATCAATGGTGATACGCTGTGAACCCTTGCAATCTTATCCTGGTCAACTTTAATTGCTTTAATAGGTAGTCTCGTATTCCTTTGAAGCTCCTGCAGAAGACTTTGTCCGCTTGCCTTATCCTCAATCAATATTTCATTTGCTTTGTGCAGTTCGTAAAGCTCAACTACTTTTCGCTTTAATTCCGGGAACTCAACTCTACCCTTCCACAAATCAAGAAGATAGTATGCATTAACACCAACAAGCCAAGTAGTGCAAACAGAAAAATCATTCTCTTGATTTTTCTTAAAAGCCGTATCCCACGATTGAACTTTCTTTATTACTCTCTGTTCATAAAGTTTATTCTCATCATCATAATAACGCCACCAGTCGTGCTTAATTATTCCCGCAGTCTCAGCATCAACAAATTTTCCATAAATCTCTTGATCTCTTAACGCAGGTGAAATTTCTTTCACAAGCTCATCAATCTCTTTCGGATCCAACAACGGATTATCGTAAGAACTGTAATTGAATGATTCCCATTCTTTAGTCTTTCTTTCAAACAGCTCATAGAACAAGTGTCTTTCTTTTGTTCTTTTAACCGTCTTACCTTTCGGTGTCCCGCCAATTATAACTTTTGCTTTATAGTCCAGTATCATCGGCAGTATTGTTTCAGTCCACAGGTTTCTGTTTTTCAAAACAATTCCTGCTTCATTTATCACAATCAAAGCATATCCAAATCCTTCAATGTTTTCCGGGTTGTCAGCACTTCTAAAATCACAGACAGAATTTCCAATTCTCAAATCATTTCTGTTGCTTCTATACTTCCATAAATTTTTCGGCAGGGCTTTAAGTGTAGGTATAAAATATCTGTCAACATATCTCTCGATATTTCCGTAAACCGTATCAACCCAAAGAATAGGTGAAACTCCCTCAAGCATCTTTTCAATAATGTAATTAGCAAATCCACGGGTAAGTCCAAATCGTCTTCCTTTAGCAATGACTTTGAATCGTGCATCACTCTCAAATAAAATCTTCTCTTGATTCTTGTGATAACTTATTTCAAGCTCTAATTCCCTCACTCTTTACCTACCTTCTTACGTTTTATCATAATTTGATAATCACCGGTTTCTACAACCTTTTCACTCTGATCTAAATACTGTTTGCCAAGCCAGATTAACATCGACACATTCCCACCCATAGCAACCTGAATCTGTTTACGCTTCAGCTTCTCTTTTAGGTTAGCCCTCCCTTTTATAAGAAAATCCTTAAAATTATATTTCATCGTATCTTCATTGTATTCAAGTGCCTCAGCAATTTCTTTATTCGTTAAACCGAATGATGCGAGTTTTTCAACTTTCTTTTTATTCTGCTCAATTTCTTCTGATTTCATTACTTCCCCTTAATTTATTAGGTATTTGATAATGTTTACCTTATTTTATAAGTTAATATAAGTAAATAGTTGCATTTATTAAAGTTTGTTACTATTTTATCCTTAAACATTTAATTATTTAATGCTTTAAACCTTAACTTGTTAGTTAAAAGGGAGATAACTAATGAAATTTGAAATATTTAAGACCGGAACTCACACCAGCGATAAGGGGATTTCTAAAGAGTACTCACTCGAAGATCTCAACTTCATTGCACAGTCTTACAAGCCGGAAGAAGATGAAGCACCTATTGTAATAGGTCATCCTGAAGATAATGATCCTGCTTTCGGTTGGGTAAATTCATTATCAGTTTCAGAAGATGGAAAGCTTATTGCTGAAGCATCTGATGAAAAGCTTCAACCTGATTTTCTTAACGCACTTAAAGAAGGTAGATACAAAAAGCGAAGTATTTCTTTAACACCTGAAGGCAAGCTTCGTCACATAGGGTTTCTTGGTGCTGCAAAACCTGCTATCAAAGGATTGGCAGATATTCAATTTAGTTCTCCTTCCTCAGTCGTTTATGAATTCGAGTATAGTGAAGATAATTCTACAAAGGAAAAAGAACCAGATAAACTCTCTGAACTCACTCAGGAAATTAATTCACTCAAGGAAACTATTTCCTCTCTGCAGAAAAACTTTTCTGAATCTGAACTTAATTCTACTAAAGCCTCAATTGATAAAATCACTTCTCAGCTAAATTCACTTCAGTCTAAAATCTCTAACAGTGATTTTGAAAACTTGCTCGATGAAAAAGTTGAGGTAGGAACTTTAACTCCGGCTATCAAGGATAAAGTTTTAGAATTATCCAACTTTATGCAGTCTCAGAATTTCAGCGATGGTTTTTCATCTTCAAAGTTTCACGGTGATGTAAATAATCTTTTAATGTCTCTTGTAAACTCTTTTCCAAAAATTATCTACTACGATAATTTTGCTGAAAAACCGGAAGATGATACTTCATTAAAAGACGATTCATTCATAGGAATGGAGATAGATGCTGAATCAAAACAGCTTCACAAAAAAGCACTTGGTCTTATGAAAAAACAAAATATCTCATACCTTAGTGCAGTAACAAAGCTTATTCATAATTAAAAAAATTTAGGGGAAATCAATGGGAACACTTCAAAAGAAAAGAGTAGTTGATCAGGTCTTAACAAATATTGCTCGTGGTTTTACAAATGCATCTCACGTTGCAATGAAACTCTTTCCTGCAGTCTCTGTTATCAAGGAAGGTGGAAAGATACCTCAGTTCACAAAGGAAGCATTCAAAATTTACAACACAGAAAGAGCAATCAGGGCAAAGTCAAACAGAATCAGTCCTGAAAACAGGGATGAGATTGATTATGTATTAACCGAGCACGATTTGGAATATCCGATAGATTATCGCGAACAGGAGGAAGATATTCTCCCTTTACGCCTTCACGCAACAACAGTTGTTACAGATGGAATATCTTTACGCCTGGAAAAGCTTGCTGCCGATATTGCACAAAACTTAACAACTTATCCAACTGGAAATAAAGTTACTCTTGCAGCCGGTGATAAATTTACTAACACTTCAAGCAACCCATTCACAATTTTTGAAACTGCAAAAGAAGCAGTCAGAGGTAAGATCGCTAAACGTCCTAATGTTTGTGTTATTGGTGCATCGGCTTACAGTGCATTAAAGGAACACCCTGCCGTTCTGGATAGGATTAAATATACTCAAAGTGCAGTTATAACCGCTGAACTTTTACGTCAGCTTCTCGACTTCGATGAACTTTATGTTGGAGATTCAGTCTATGCAAATGATTCTGGAGTGTTTAGCGATATTTGGTCTGATAATGTTGTTATAGCCTACGTTCCAAAGGCAAATAAAGATGTTCCGCGTTCTTATTACGAGCCTGCATTTGCTTACACTTTGAAGAAAAAGAATAATCCTGTTGTGGATACATATACTGAAGGGGGAAAAGTTGAAATCATTCGTAACACGGATATTTTCATTCCTAAAGTTGTTGGTTCAGATGCAGGCTATTTAATCAACGATACCAACGCCTAAACTTGTAGAGAGCGAAGTCGAACTATGAAATACAAAATTGAAAAATCAGATTTATTTATAAACAACAAACTTCACCCGGAAGGGAGTGAAATCGAACTCACAAAAGAACAAACAAAAGGTTTAGAAGAATTTCTAATACCTGTGAATCTTAATCCTGAATTAACCGAAGGTCATCCTTTGCAAAGCGAAGGATCTGAAACTAAAGTAACACAAACAAAAATTAAGGGGAATAAAAAATGAAAACAGAACAGCCAATTTTAATTACATCAACCGAAGCTAAAGTTAACTTAGCCAAAAATCTATTTGTTGGTTTCGATGGTCTCGTATGTGGTAACGGTGCTAAAGCACTTGGTGTTTGCAATGCAGAAACAGATTTAGGTGAAATAGCTCCGGTAATGTCTGTTGGTATTGCATTAGTTTTATCTGGTGCAGCAATAGCCGTAGGTGCAAAGATTCAATCTAACGCATCTGGTAAAGCTATAACTTTCGCTGCAGGTGAACCCAATGGCTTCGCACTCAATGCTGCTACAGGTGCAGATGAATTAATCAGAGTAAAATTAGTTTAACATTTTACTTGGGGGATAAAATGCTATTTAAAATATTTTTTTTCTTAATCGTATTTCTGCTTTCTTCTTTTACTAATGCTCAATGGTCGGTTGAAGGAGGCAAGCTCATTTGGCCAAATGGTCCAGTTATGCCTAAGACACTTATCGTTTATGATGATGCAACTTCATTTCAGAATGCTTTAGACCTTTGGTATGATCAAGGTGCTGAAGAAATACCCTCTATTTTTTATAAGAACGCTCAAAATTGGCGTCCTGCTTTAAGATTACAAATTGATGTTGATTCCAGTCATTTCACTGGTTCAACTCATATTATTGGAGGAATATCTTATGCATTCTTAACAACCAATCACGGTCAACAGAATGAACCAGTCTTCGGCTTTGAAGGAGTTGGTTGGTCTTCCATTTCAGGTTCTGCAACTTGGGGTTCAGGCAGTTCAATTGGTGGTCTCGCAGGTATGGTTTATTCAACTGCATCACGTGGTGTTATTCCTAAATCCATTGGTGTGCTTTCAGTCCATTCATTTGAAACAGGTGCTAATGATACAATAATTAATGCTTTCGGTTTTAAATCCGAAATCAATAAATGGGGTCCTGGTAGTACTTTAGTAGATACTTTTTACAGTTTCCATTCAAGTAATGATAAACCTTTAAGCATTACAAAGTTTTATCACTTTTATGGTAAAGATGATTACCCAAGTTACTTTGGTGGTGCAATGATTCAAAAAGTTTATACCTATGATGTTTCAAATCCTCCCACTCGCGGTGAACTTGAAACTGAATTTGGACCTGCTGAACAATTTTTAGCAGGTTACAACTTTTTCATAGATGATAATGCAGAGTCCGCAAACTTTTATCACATAGTCAGTGATGGTGTTAGGTGGTGGGTATTTACTGCTGCTACAGCTCCGTAATTTAAAACAAAAATAAACCTGCTCGCTTTAACCAAAACCTTTCGTTTTTGAAGTTCGCTCACAGGTCTATTTTTTCGTTTCTGTAAAAACGCCTGTTCCACTTTTTGCAAAATCTAAAGCTTTTGACTTCGTTCCACAGGCATTTTTTTCAATTGTTTAGAAAAGAAATTAGAAAATCTTTTTTGCCCTTTTTATTCAATTTGCATTTTTTCATTTCATACTTAACCTTTTCACCTAACCAACATTTCAGTCTTTACCTTTCATGGTAAAGGCAAAAAGTTAATACCAACCACTTCGTTATCGGCATTCCTTTTCGCCTTTACTTCTCTCAGTAAATCAAAATTAAAACAGTTGTTTACAGGGCAAAAAATGTTTTTTCGTAGGCGTGGTATGTTCAATTCAAAAGAAAGGTTAATGATATGATGGAAGTAAAAAATTCTCAAGAATGTTTACAGCTTGATTCAACAGTTCAGCACAACTGTAAACAGAATCTAAAAGTGATTGAGGAAACTCATTCAGTTAATAGTTCTCATAATATTGTAATTGCCCGGGTTCATCAGTGCAGAATTTGCAGAAAGAAATTTGAATCTTATGATCCAAACGGATTGGATAAATTATTTTAATTGTTTTATCTTTGTTTGTAATGTTTACTAATCAACTAAATCACTCATCTAAAAAATTTCTCTGTGTGGAAGTACTCCATACAAAGTCCATACACACTCCATACACCGACAGTCGGATTTTTGACAAGCAGGAAAATGAAAAAAGCCCTAATACTTATCATATTAAGGCTTTTAAGAGCGGGGCCGACGAGACTCGAACTCGCGACCTCCT